TCTAGCCTATTGAGCTACACGCCCCGTGTATATGGAGCCGACTGTCGGAGTCGAACCGACGACCTACGGTTTACAAGACCGTTGCTCTGGCCATCTGAGCTAAGCCGGCTTAAATGGTCGGGATGGCAGGATTTGAACCTGCGACCTTCCGCTCCCAAAGCGGACGCACTACCAAGCTGTGCTACATCCCGTAAATCGTTCATGGTTCGCCGACCAGGACTCGAACCTGGAATGAAGGCTTCAAAGGCCTGTGTGTTACCATTACACCATCGGCGAAAAGTGGTGGAGATACCCGGAATCGAACCGAGAATTGTAGAATGCAAATCTACCGTGATCCCAATTTCACCATATCCCCATTATATTTGTGGCGGAAGGGGAGGGAGTCGAACCCTCTTGGTATTCACCATCCTCCGGTTAGCAACCGGGAGCCTTTCCGGTCGGCCACCCTTCCAAAATGGCGGAGAGTGTAGGATTTGAACCCACGGTGCTTTCGCACGCTCGATTTCAAGTCGAGTGCTTTCAACCAGACTCAGCCAACTCTCCGAAAATTCTATGGATTATCGTCAACTGTCCCAAAGCATTCGTGGAGTTCAGTTCCGACGAATCTACATATCTCTCCGGTTGATGTATCAACTCGGTAAACAACAACATTCCCAGCAGCAGCGATTCCGTATCGAGGAGCGTCTTCCATTTTAACAGAAAGACCCATTAGTGCTGGTGCAAGCAAAACAGCCGCAGCGACAGCGATCGTTCTCTTTTTTCTCATGCCGAACATCCTTTCACAATAATCGCACCTACAGTAACAATAACTGCTAGTAATGCGACCTGAAGTATATATGCGAGAATGAAGTATGCTGCTTCAGAACATTTCGAGGAGTTCTTCAAATTGCACCACCTCTGCGTTCCAGGCCATCACACACGAAACATAATCACCTTCGTATTTTCCGGGTCCATGATGCCCGCAATCAATACACGCAAGAGAGAAGATATGATTGGGATCTTCGATCATTACGATCTCCGAACAACCACAAATACACTCGATCGGTCTGAACTGCTCTTTCATATTGCGGGTTACGGAATCAGGCAAACGCATAATCACTGCCACTTCTTTCCTTTCTTTCTAGGGAACTCTTTACGACGAATACGGGTATCACGAACATTTCTTCCGTTTGCGATATGATCCGCTACATGACTGGCGCACCAACTTTCAGGTTTCGATACACACTCAAATCCTGCTCCAGCAACCCATCCAACCAGAGCGCGATGATAATCAGAAGAGCTGTGTTGAACATTCGGATTGGCATCAACATGAACCACGATATTACTGTGGTACTCTGGATCAAGAACATTCGACACTTCGGTCGCAACCTCGATTGAAAGCTCAACCTCCTTGAAGAGCTTTTGGGCGAGTGAGCGGTACTCCTGTCCGGGGAAAGCGGAACGGCGATAGTAAGCCATACCACCCTTCCCCGGATTCAGGACTGCTACTGCTGTAGCGAAGACCATTTTCGTTCCGCGAAACTGAGCGTCTGTTCCGATATGAATGTGCCTTGGGCTATCTTCATTTAGACGCAGTATTTCCTTGCAAATAGACGCAATCTTACGCCCGGATATGGTCTTCCATTCAGCCATCATTCATCCATAGCCTCGACATTCCTGGCATGGTCATAGAAGTTTTGTGTTGCTTCTAAGTTTAGCCTAATCGAATCGCGCCGGCCGGCCAACTCATCATACAAATCTTGATTGTAATCGTAGTCAATGCCAGCAGACATTTCGGCGATACAGGCTTTCATTTCCTGCTCGACCTGATCCAACTCTTGTCTTAGCGACCGAATGAGTTGGTTAGGCATCGTCGTCCTCGTCCTGCGACCCATCGTAATACGCTCGATTCACCGCAACAGCGTCCGCTTCAGACGCAACGGGCTGCGCGTCAGCAGGAATAACAGGCGCCGAGCCGTCGGGGGCCGGAGCCGAAACAGCGGCGAGACGATAGCCAACGACCTTGCGACCTTCCTTGACAACCTCAACGTCAAGGTTTGCCTTGGAGCGGATCTCCCAGAAGTAAGTAGAAAGACGATTGGCGACAATCTCTCCTTCCAGAGACTTCAGGATATATTCCTTGGTAACTGCGCCATCGTGAGCGCGAAGAATGTCAATGATCTTTTCAAAATGCTTCTGCTTTGCCATAATATATGGACTCCTGTTTTGGGGGTATATATCCCCGGTTGAATGATGTAAAGGTATGCCCCAATATTGGAGTGTCAACCTTCCATCGAAAGAAAAACAAAATGGCAACTATGCCGCGATCAGCACGAAATCACCGACGTAAACTCCTGAAGAACCCGTCGGGCCTTGAGGGCATTCTTTCGGCTATTCAGGAACGCTCGCTGGATCTTTGCCTTGGACGCACCAGCATCAACCTCGATACCGTTGTCGTCGCCAGCATGGCTTTCTGCGTGAATGAGATACTGCTGGTCATATCCGAGGGCAGAGTTTTCGATCACAACCCCACCATCCTTCCGCCACGCATCCCACTTGGATGCGAACTCGGGGCGCTTGATGGTTTCGGAAGCCTTTTCGGCCGAGCGATTGCGCGGTCGCTTCGGAAAAGCAGCGGCCGCGTCAGCATCCTGCTTGACCAGCATCGTCACGAAGTGATTAGCCCGCTTCGCATCAGAGACGAAGAAGTTGACCACGTTCGCTCCCGTCCGATCCCGAAGCATCTGATTGAGAACCGCAGTCTCGCCCGCTCCGCGAGCAGCGCCATTCATCAGATACTCCCGGCGAGTTTCCTCATCCCGAGCAACGATGGTAGCATAGCGACTCGCGCCGGGTGCGGTGCGATGGCCATCACCATCGGTGAGGAACACTGCATTGACAATCTGCACTCGCGTTTCGTTCTGGAACGTGCGAATGAGGTTGGACGCAAGCACGATCGTCTCGTTCAGCGGCGTGGCACCAAGCGCGAGCCACTTCGGAAGCCCGTAGTTCAAGCGAGAAGAAGTCGGGTCCGCATAGCGATCGAGATTCGCCTTCCAAATCAGAGCGAGCATATCCCGCGAAGCCGAGCGCAGCGTTCGGTTGTCACGCGACGACGCAAGCTGAAGCAGGTGGGGCATTCGGCTAGAAAGCCCGAGCCGCTGATCACCAGAGTCGAAGTTGTGTGCGAGGCCTCGATCGACGATTTCCCGAACCGCGTCCGGCACTCCGAAGCGACCCCAAGCACCAGAGGTGAAGGAATACACATCGTAAGGCACCGAAGCTCGATCGCAGAACGCGAGAAGAGCCCAGAGCTGTTCGATGGTCCCAGACAGGTTATTCATCATCGAGCCTGAGAAGTCGATGAACATAACGAGCCCGTGAGACTTGCCGTCAGGGATGATCGTGTTCTTGGCGAAGATATTCTCGTTCCACTTGTAGGTGTGGAGCTTGTTGGTATCAATCACGCCAGTCGAAGAGGTCATGGCTCGCTTGCAAGCGTCCGCAGCCTTCTTCATCTCGAACTCCTTCAGGAGCAGAGACACGCCCTTCTTGGTCGTCTCATCGAGAATCTTCCGAGAAGCCTTCGCAATGTCCGCAACGTCGCGAACCTCGTTCGACCAGTGAGCCAGAGCAGCCTCGACATGCGCGCTGGTCGGAATCACGAAGTCAGCCGTCGGAATGTCGCCCGAAGCGGGGATGGTCATATTGACAAACGAAGGCTCGCCATAGCTGAAATCGGGCTTGTCCTCGGCGAGCGAGGCCTCGTTCTCGCGGAACGTATCATACGTCACCGCTCCGGGGTCAGCCCCGTCGTCCTCGCGAGAGTTGGACGCAGTAGAACCCGAAGCGTCGCTCGGCTCGTCGGTGAACTCGCCGTTGTCGCCAGACTTGCCCGAAGCGTCGCCGTCGTCTTCGCCCGCGTCATCAGAAGAGTCAGAGGAAGAAGCGTCGGACTCATCACCCTCGCCGTCAGCGTCGGAGGCTGAAGAGTCAGACTCGCCACCATCGTTCGACGAAGAGTCAGACTCGCCACCATCGTTCGACGAAGAGTCAGACTCGCCGTTCTCGTCGCCAGCGCCGTCAGTGGAGTTAGACTCCGAAGACTCGCCAGCGGAGTCATCGGACTCGTCAGAATCACCGGGCTCGTCAGCACCACCATCGGAGTGAGTGTCAGTCTCCGACTGCCGCTCGCGCTCGTCATGCCAAAGCTCCAGAGCAAGCGCCTTGGCTTCCTCGAAAAGCTCAGCGTTGCGAGCCGGATCATCGGAGCAGCGAAGCGCCATGACCCGCTCGAACGTGACCAGCTCGTCATCGGTGAAGGGAACGTCGAGAGCCGTTCCGAGCTTCGCCTTGAGGTTGATCCGGTCGATCAAGGACAGACCAGCAATATCGTCAAGCTCGCCGAAAAACTTGCGATCGACGAGCGACGAATAACCGTCGCGCATCGGCCGTCGAAGACCGGGGAACTTTCGCTTCTGTCCGTTCTCGATCCGAGCGTCCTCGACCACGTTGAGGTATGCGCGCTGACCAGCCGTCATGGAATCGAAGTGATCGCCATCGGGAGTGTAAAGCGCATGACCGGTCTCGTGCCCGACGAAGAGGTCGTAAAGGTCGCCGTCCATGTTCTTCCAAACCGGAAGAGTGAGGACGCGATTCCGAACGTCGAAAGCAGCCGTATTGTATTCGTTCGAGTGAACGACCCGAATGTCCTCGGAAGCGAGGAGCTTCGCGAGACGTTCCTTCGCGGAAACGGACACGCGGGCGAACTCGTTATAACGAGCGATTGCCGAAGTATTGTAGGACAAGTGAAAATCTCCCGATTGAGACTATAAGGTAGCAACCTGAGGGCGGAAGTCAAGGGCTTTCCCCGTGGGGAGCCCAGAAAAAACGAGACGGTCAGTCATTTTTTGAAAAACCCTGTAAAATCAAGGACTTACGCCGAAACACGGTTTTCTTCCCCCTCAAGCTCCTAAAAGGTAAGCACGGCGGGAGGGGTGTCAAGCACCCCAAAGCTGACCGTCGGTCATTTTCCCTCGGGGATCAGGCACTCACGGCCAGCTTGCCTGAGAGGCAGACCGAGTGATAACAGGCCTCGCCACGGAACTCGCCGCCCCAGCTTCCATAGGTCATATCATACTCGGTTACATTACCATGGCAGATATGACATTGCCCGAATATCTCCAAGCGCAATCGGGCAAGCTCATCCTCGACCTCTTCATTGATCAGCCGAAGAGTCTCCGCCTCTATTTCATCGCGCTTAGACATTACTTGCCATCTTCATACAACTCGCAGTCTAGCAGTTTCTCAACTTCACGAACACTCATACGGTTACTATCAATCAAACGATTGACAACTCGTTCAAGGCCAAACTTCACTCCAGTATTCCATCCACGCTTGAATGAAACCCAGGCACAAATCGGAATGAGTGCGCCCTGAATGAAAAACAAAACCGTCGTATCAATCATCATCGACCAAAAAACTCCTCGTATGAAAGGTCGTCGAACTCGTTCATGTCTTTTCGCTTGTTGTGCTTCTTCTTACTTGACTTGTTCTTTTTTGTGTGTTGCCGATCGCGGCGTCGGTCTTTTCGCTCTAACGAATAATCACCGAAAGCATCCACATCGTCATCACCAACTTGCTGATTACGATTACTCATTGGTCTTCTTCTTCTTTGCTGCTGCCTTCTTTTTCTTAGGTGCAGGTTTTGGCTTCTCAGGAGGAGGCCCTACCAAGCCAGGAAAGGCTTTGTATACCAGCTCGTGAGGAACACCGATAATGTTTCCTTCTTTTGCCTGAAGAATCAGCTCCGATTCACTCGGATGTAGATTCTCTAGCATCTCAATAAACACACTTTCACGCTTGATGTTCTGTTGAATCTTTCGCCCAGACTCCTCAAAGAGATACACGAACTTGCGAATCTCTCTGTCCAGAGGAGTACCCATGCCATATGGATCTTGATTCTCTCGAAACGGAGGGCGACCTTCCGGTAGAGCCCAAGTAAACGGACCATAGGCAGATTGTAGAAGTGTCTGTATCGTTTGCTGGACTTTGTATCCAGTCAGCAGAGCAATTTTCTTTGCTTCGTCATCTTCTTTATTGATCTTCTCGAATAGTTCGGGAAGACTCTCACTAAAATTCGGCACCATACTCTCCTAAAATGCGCTGATCTCATCCAACAGATTGATCAGACGATGCTCCACGAAATAAGTGTAAAGGTTCTTCCTTCCACGCTTTTCCGCAGCTTCACTTTCAATGTTATATGTATTTAGGATTTCAGCTCTGATCTCTTCCGGCATTCGGTTGATGTCGATCAGTTCCTCGTTTCGAGCCCAGTTGCGAATAGTCGTTTCGTTGATGAGCTTCGGGTCGCTGTTCGAGTAATCATATTCAACAATACCGATTGTAATCAACTCCTCCAGAGCTTTCGCGCGAAGCTGCTTCTGTCGCTTTGAAGCTACAACGAACGTATCGTCATCAGAAAGAATATTGGGAATCCCATCACCAGAATCACCACGGCAGATGTGTTCTGCCAGATAGCGAGCCGGAGCATCGTGCTTCACAAACTTCTTAAGCGTGGGCGACCATTGTGTCACGTCACCTCGATTATGAAGCTGAATGAAGTCTTTGTCGCCAGAGATAATCAGCACCTTCTCGCCACCGACGATCTGGCACTTGTCAATCACGATTGCACCGATAATGTCGTCTGCTTCTGCGCGATTGACACGAAGAGTAGCATAGGGGAAGTTCTCCCGCAGCTCTTTCTCGATCTTGCCAAATGCTTCAAACACCTCATTCCAATCGAGCCCACTTGCAGCGCGAGCCTTCTTGCGAGCAGCCTTGTAGAACGGAAAGCGTTCTTTACGCCACGAGTGGCTATCGTAGCACAGAACCAGTTCTCCATAATCACCTTCAAACTGATCGCGATAGCTACGCAAAGAATTGAGGATCATGTGTCGAAGAATGTTTTCATCGACATTCATTCCTTTCATCCACGAGTTGATACCAGCCATTAGGTTGGCGATTTGGATTTGAGACATATCTACGAGAATCATTTTACCACCAGTTAGGAGCAGGGCGAGACTTATTCCACTCTGCGAAACGAGCCTTGTCGCCTTTGTAATAGTTACGGTAGGCAGCGATCGAGTCACCCTCTACCTTGTATTGATCGGGCATACATTGAGGAGGTTCAGTAAACTTGCCCGTCTTAATGTTGCGCGGAAACCAACCAAGAGCGTCGCGCAACTTTAAATCGGACATATGAACCTTACCATAGCGATGAGTATACTCGTCGCATAGACCAAGAAAATGATCGTATAGCCAAGAGTAATTTGCCGAAGCAGATCGTGTCCAGATTGTGCTTGGATGATTCAGGTGTGCTTTCTTATAAAAGTTTTTAGGTACATCGTCATCATCCAATTCCCGATGAGCCGTACAGAGCATCTGCGCGCTTTCGAGAATCATCTTGACCACATGCTTGTCACAACTCATTTGAGCGGCAACGTATGGGTCGGAATCGAGATAGAAAATGTTCATCGTCGTCTCTTTGCTATTCGTTTTAGATCAGTTAAATTGTTTGCGATTATTGATAGGCTGATCGCGATCCAGAACAATACTGGAAGAAACACAATACCCAACCAAACTATGTTGGTCATTTATTCCTCCCAATGAACCGGGCAATGATACGATTCCACCGAGCATGTGCAGGTACAATCGCAAAACCGCATGATCTCGTCTACGAGTATCATAATCGAGATTCTAGGATCTTCATTTGTTTGAAGCCGCTGACTTTCAGTTCCCAAGTCGTATGCTTCACGCACAAGTTTTGCTACACGATCTCTTATTGTCACTTGATTGCCCTCAGGATTATTTGATTTTTGTTGATTCGACCGGTCACTTCTTTATCCTTTGCGTTAATGTTCGGCATGATACGTCGCAGCTTGACCTTTCCGCCAGACAGAACGTCAGCGATAATACCATCAGTATACTGCTCGCGCACCTTCTTGCTGGTAGATACATCAGGATCAAAATCCTGAAGTGTTGATCCCTTGACAGATAATCCGATATGAGCCTGATAGTGGAACAGGAAACGAGTCTTGGTATCATATACCCACAACTGCGTCGCTCCAACAATGTTCGCAGGATCAATCGAAGTCAGCTTGCCATCTTCACTCTTGTCGAGATACCTCAAGTTAGCCACAAGCTGCTGCGGAGTCTTTGCCTTTCGCTTGCGCGGCTTGCGCGTTTGTTTGACTGAATCAATCCTCTGTAGTGTAGCATACTTCAGAGAATAAAGGAAGTCATAAAACTTCTTCTGCTGCGATTTGGTAAGATGTGAATATGCCTCGGTAAGCTGATCATCCTTGCGTTCCAGCAACTCCTTGATCTCAGCTAGATTGGTATCAAGGAACTCAATAATCAGTTTAGCCTGAGGCACTTTGACATCATGGTGAACGAGAAACTTCTTGGCATCGAGCTTGCTCTTTTTACATTTGTCGGCTAGAAAGGTGTCAATCTCTGCTTCAAGGTGCCCAATGATGAATCGCGTCTGGTCAGCGATGCGTTCCTGAATGCTCAGAGTCTTGACCGTGATGTTCGACGGAATACGCCCAAGGATCTCATCAAGCTCAGCTTTTTCCTTCTGCTTTTCTTGAACGAGAGAAATGATCTGGGGAATGCGCTTGGTCAGCAGTCGCCGAACATAAGGCCCGTGATCATAGCCATCTTCAATGCAACGCGCGAGCGCACCATCCAAGTCTGTGATGAACGGAGTACCTGCTCGCACGAGAGTAAAGTCATCTTCACTCAGATTGGCTTTGGCAAAGTCAAAGAATGATTGCCGAAGTTTAGGAGTGGCAATGTTTTCTTGATACCAACGGGGATGGTTCTTGATCGCTTCTGCGCGATCGACTTCGGTAAGATTGCTCCAATCGTCGATGACCGGAGCGGTAATCTTTTTGCGTGCCAAGGGACACTCCTTCTCGTGATTTGACTATAAGATAATCCCCGAATGAGGACTGTCAAGTCACTCGTCGAAGAAAAGTAACTGGTCGCGAACGAAATCACACTTTTCACCGGGGAACAATACTGGCGGCAATGTTAGAAATGGCAAATGCGCTCTGGTTACCCCTACAATGTCGCTGAAGTTATCTCGGACATAATCTACCGCTTCTGCTGGCCATTGTTTTGGGTCAAACTTGAACTCCGGTTGATTTGTTGTTCCTACGGAATTCGTCTTGTCATAAACGTATATATCAGTCGTGTCTGTGCTGACATACTGAAGATTACCCAAAAGATGATGCTTGATGCCCCAGAGCATGTGGGTAAAGTCATCAGGTATCATGGGATATTCGAGATGATGAAGATCGCGCTCAACAGCGTTTGCGGATACGAACAGAGTTACTTCTCCACCGGGGCACCCGTTTTCGATCCCCGCATAAATGGGATACGTCGGAACAGGGTATTTCCAGTTGAAGTTGCTATGTAGATGTATTCCGGGGATCAGTTCTATACTTCCATTCGGATTTCCGCTCGGCCCCCGACGCACGCTGTCTGCGTTTGATCCGACTCCACAATAATCTGTTTCGGGAGCAAGCATCAGAATGTCGCTGATTACCTCGAACGCGCAAGGATACAACAAATCGTCTGCGTCGATCATAATCAGATGTGTGTATCCTTCATCACGGTAACGATCGCGAAACAACTGAAGAACGCTATTGTGCCCCATTCCATTTCCGCCATTGCTTTCTGTGCGAATGACTTCATGCTCTGATATTATATCATCAATCGTTTTATGATAAGCGTCATCATTTGTATTACAAACGACCTTCACATCCCACTCAAATGGATGCTCTTCTTGGTCGCGAATACTATTCACACATCGCGTAACCTCTAACGGTCTGGTCAAATCAGAACACAGAGGAGCAATCAAAAACTTCACCAAATTACCTCATTTACTTTCCATGTAAATTTATCCAAACTTCGTCTTGTTTGACCTGTTCTTCAATCCATTTATAAGTAATTTCCATCCCCGTTTTTATATCATACTTAGGCACCCAACCTAAAGATACAATTTTATCGGTCGTATTGTGTCTACCAACAACACCAACGGGACCATCAATGTGCTTCTTTTGAACTGTCTTACCGGAAACTTCTGCAATAATGTCAACCAGATCATTGACTGTAATCAACTCATTGGTTCCAATGTTTACGGGTTGCCCATAATCTGATTGCATCAGTATATATATGGCATCACACAAATCATCCACATAAACAAAGTTCCGTTCAGCTTCACCGCTTCCCCAAACTTCAATTTCTCCTCCTCGACTCGGAAGCATTGCAATCTTTCTGCACAAAGCAGCAGGAGCTTTTTCTCTACCACCTTTCCATGTAGTTTCCGGTCCAAAGCAATTTTGGAAACGAGCGATGCGAACTTCAAGATCCGTGTTTCTTGCTACCGCTAACGCAGTCCTTTCAGAAAATAATTTTTCCCACCCATACTCATTATCTGGATTTGCTGGATACACATCCTCCTCAGAAACAGCTTCAGATCCAATCTCTTTGTCGGGATACACACAAGCCGATGAAGAGAAAAAGTATTTCTTAATTCCCTTTTCAACCGCAGCTTTAATCATGTTGATGTTTATCAAAGCACTATTGGTCATAATCGCAACTTCAGCCGAGCTTATGAAACCCACACCACCCATATCAGCAGCTAATTGATACACCTCGTCAAAGGAATCATCTAAAACAACATCACATACTTTGGAGTCAACTAAACTTCCAACCAAAAACTCGTCAGCATGTGTATTGCTATGCCTTGGGTAATGGGTATCTACACCACGAACCCAATAACCCTCACGCTTGAGCTTCTTGACAAGATGCGCTCCAATAAATCCGGCTGCACCACAAACCAAAGCTCTTTTTTGATTATTCATAAAAGCTCCATACGATCAAAAACAATTCAACGAGTCGGCTAAATCAGTAACCATATCAACATTAACATCCTGATGATTTCCAACATAAACACAATTATAGTTTAGATATTCTACATTTTTTAGATCAGTTTTATTGCATTGATTTATTTGGAAAATAGGATGTCTGCTCAAGTTGCCACCGATGAATGGTCTACTTTCGACGTTCAATCTATCCAACAAAGATTTGACATCTTGCAAGTTTCCATTTTTCGGAATAATTGGTAAACAAAAAGAACTCAATCCATAAGGCTCATCAACTGCAAAATCAAAATGATACTTACTATTATCTAGGCGACCATAAAATGCTCTATAATTTTCGTTTCGACTTTCAATAATGGAATCGAGTCTGGGAAGTTGCTCCAAACCTAACTTTGCATTAAGATCGCTGCTTCTCACATTATATGCGTCTCTAATAAATGTAAATCTTGGATCACACTCTTCAAAATGATATTCAGGTCTACTCTGAACTTCTGAAGGTAACTCCCGAAGCATTCCGTGTGATCGAAGAAGTAAAAATTGATTATACAATTCTTCATCATTCGTGCAGACCATACCACCCTCTATGGTCGTCATATGATGACCATAGTAAAAAGAGAATGATGACGCTACTCCAAAGTTTCCAACTCGAACATTCTGATAAGTTGCTCCATGTGACTCACAGCAATCTTCAACTAACGTAACATTATATTTTTCACATAAAGCCAGAAGCTCCTTGGTGATAGCAGGAATACCAATGAAATGAGTTAGAAATAATACGCAGTTTTCATTCTTCTGAAAAATGTCTTCAAGATACTCCAGCTTTGGACCGAAGTTGTGAAGATCAATGTCACACAAAATCAATTTTAGATTATTTTGAATGACAGGAGATACATTTGTAATCCATGTCGAGGCTTGACAAACCCAAGTCTGATTCTCTTCAGCCAAAGCTCTGGCAATCAATAGATTGGCAGAGGAACCTGAATTGACAAATACAGAATACTTGCATCCAAGCCATTCCGACCAACGCCTTTCAAATTCCTTGACAACTGGACCCTGCGTGAGTTTTCCCGAGTTCAAAACGAAGTTACTCAATACACTTCGATCATTCTCTGATATTGCGTTATCGGTCATTAAATTCCACGACATCAAACAACATCTCCTCATTTATACACAAACACCATTTTTATAATACTCAACTACTTCCAAAATAACCTCATCTACTCCCTTTGTTGCTTCCCATCCGAGTGTCTTTTTAATTTTTTCACTATTAGGAATTTTCTCTGGTGCTTCTGCAAACAAAGGACCATGAAGTTGAATTGGATCAACATTAATTATATTAGATTTCGTTTTAGTAATTTCTTTTACCTTTTCTGCAAGATAAAGAATACTTCTTTCGTTTTGTTCATTACCTATGTTCCATTCTTCGTTCCAATTTTTATTATCGGCAATGGATGTCAAATAAATCCCATTAACAATATCTTTAACCCAAGTGAAAGCTCTCAGTTGAAACCCATCATAATAAACTGTAATGTCCTCTCCACTCAATGCTTGAGTGACGAATCTAGGAAGAACAAATCCACCATCAGGAAGCTGATATTTACCAGTAACATTAAATGGTCTGATAATTTGATACCTGAAATCTGAATCAATCTTTGCTTGATTAGTTAGGACAATTTCAGACAAAAGTTTAGCGATCGCATACTCATTTCTAACCGTAAACTCACCATGAAGAATTTTATCGCTCTCTTCCTCAAGGTATGATTTTTCTTCTCGATGACCATATATTTCAGATGTAGAGACAAATATCAAAGGGCAATTATTATGCTTTGCCGTATTGATCGCCCAGTAAATATCATCAAGAATAATTCTTGCCATATTACCAGAATGTTTGAGAACCCCGACAGGCCCAACGGGAGATGCAAGATGAAGGACAAGATCAACTCTTGGTAGTGTTTTATAATCCGTTTTCAAAATATCATTCTGAATAATTTCCACTCCATCTAAAATAGAATGATTCAATGGAATAGCATTCGTAGACATATTATCTATAATACAAACATCCCAACCAATCAATTTCCATTTCTCGACACAATGAGAACCAATAAATCCCATACCACCTGTCATTAAGATTTTAGGCATTACAAATACTCTTGACCAAAGGTATATAATTCAGGAGTGCCATATTTGTGAATATATTCCAAATAATTTCTCTGCTCTAAAATTTTATCATAAACAGATGGATCAAATGCCCAATCACCAATAGCATGAGATGGCGTATCAACTTCACAGAAATTCAAATTATTCATAACGGGATCATAATAAGAATTAATTTGTTCTGGTGTCTTTCCATATTCTTTATATTCAAGAACTTTATACCATAAACTCTTTAGAGCATAGTATTTTAGATTAATAGCTTGAAGATGAATAAAGCCAACATCCTGAATAGCAACTGAAGGCAGGTCTATAGGAGGAGTTCTAGGATCGTGAAATTCTCTTTTTGTTAAATCAAATTTTCCCGTGTGTTGAACGGGAAAAATAAAATCCCTGTAGTTATTGACATACGCAGGATCTTGTCTAATTTTACTTAAAGACCCTACAACATTATACTGATACACATAGAGTTGATAATTAAGTGCATTATCCATAATCCAATCAAACTTATCGACGAACGAACGCGATAATAGTTCATCCGAGTCTATTGAAATAACAATATCAGCACCAGATTCTCTACTGTATTCTAACAGCGTAGATCGACATAAACCTTCGTGATGAAAATCATCATCTCTTCTCAGAATTGTGGCCTCGTCTCCCAAAAAATCTTTAATTACTTCAACGGTGCTATCCGTAGATCCATCATCAACAAAAACAAATTCGTCTACATCATATTCTTGCCAAAATGGAAGCACATGCTCTAGTAATATTTCTTCATTTTTGATTTGTGTATTCGTATGAATCTTCATAGTTCTAGCCCAAAATTATTTGATCTTCTTTCATAAAAAAGTTTTTCATCATGGATACGATCATCATCTTTATCATTATCAAGATTCAGTTGATCATACCCATTTCTTCTACCATCCCATCCTTGTGCATGAGTCCAATCTGGATGCTCGTGAACAAATAAAACATCTTCAGAAAAAATAAGACGATCTAGTCGGTCAGCAACTTCAGTAAATTCTACATCTGCCCAAAGAATACGATACTCGGGATGATATATGTAGTTGAATCGTTCATAATACTTTCGACCCATGATCGAGAGTGTGTCAATGTTCGGCTGATACCCATCAAAGAACCATATGACACCATCATAGTTATCGAAAGTGGAAAGTTCCTCAACGATTCGAGTGTTCCATCCCGCAACACGACAAGTGAAATCATCAGCTGGCTGCATTATAATGTCATAGTCACTAGGAGCATACTCCATATCTCGATTGATGGAGCCAATCTTTCCAGCTCGTTCGGCAAAAATTACATTTGCTCCAATTTTTTCAAGAAACTTGCCCTCTGACTTCACATAGTCTTTCATTGTGTCGTCATCATCGTCACATGAAATGAGATACGTTACCTTTACGTCATCTGATTGATATTGAACAAATGATCGTAAACTATCATCAAATTCATTTGGTCTAGTTCGAGTGGGAAATTTACATAGAATATGAGCCATTACTTATTCTCCAACATCTTTGTAAGCATTGCAGTCCATTGTGCAGCACGAAGATCCCAACCATAGAAATACTGATAGTAGCTTCGCTGCATTTTCAAGACATTCTGGTAAAATGGCAGACGAAAACAATCCATCGCGTGATTCAGAACACTCGTGAATAGTTCAACATGCTTCTGCGGATTAGAACTCCACTCATACATGAATGCGAAATCGCAAGCTGTTTCGGTAAGTGCAGCGTAGTTCGGAATGACCGGAAGCAAACCAGCACACATCGACTCGATCAGAACGCGACAGCTCGTCTCTTGATAGATGGAGGGATATGCGAGAATGTCGGTGTGGATAAGCTCATTACGGAGCTTCGCGTTCATCACGGTCCCGTGGAGCTTCACACCGTCAATGCCACTCAGCTTATCAAACAACTCCTGAAACGCAGCATCATTATCCTTCCATCCGTAAAGCTCGAATGAAGAATAGATGTCAACGGTAAAGTCCTGACGATGCTGCCGCAGCACATGGAGCGCAGGATACAACAAGGAAAGACCACGATGAGGAGTGGAGAAGTATGTTAGACGAATCGGCTGATCTGGAATCGGGTCGGGGCGCGCATCCATAATAGGCTCGATTGCGTTCTTGATGACAATGCCTTCATCAAGCGGAACGCCAAGCACTCGATTGTATGCGTCGCGCTGCCAGTTAGAAACGAAGACGATCTTGTCGAACTTCTTTCGGTATTCTGCATTAGCCAGCATGGCTGACTCTGGATCTTCAGGAAGATCGTGAAGCCAGAGAATAGTAGGGCGATCATCAAACATATCTTCGCGAACACGCGAAGGAATGATATTAAACTTATCAAAGAGGTCAGGGTCGATACGCGCTTTCAGCTCACGATAAAGCTGCTCGGTTCCGCCATTCGAGTTGGGGTGAACAAGTGTCTTGTCTTCTTGGTCATTCTTGATACTAAGCTCAAAGCTCATCGTGCCCTCCATATGAGTCAGGGGACCACGGCTGATCAGACCGCAGCCCCCTGACTCGAAACTATATTAGACCCGACTCGGATGCAGCTCCGAAGTTTCTAATATAGCATTATCAACTAGGATTAGTTGAACGATCGCATTCCATAGGCAGTCTTGCCCGTAGCGGTCGTCTCCGAGAAAATCTCGTGATTGCCGTAAGCCTCGACAACCGAACGAATGTCGGAGATCGTTGCGCGGAGATTAGCGACGCCGAAGCGCGCCTTTGCCTGTGCAGCGGTCAGGGTCTTCCCCGAAGCGAGATAGTCAACGACCTTGCGGTTGGTAGAAGTAGAACGAAATGCCATAGTATATTACCTTTCAAATACGACAGATTTACATAAAGAACAAAGGGGCGCCGTCGCACCGTCCGCTCTGTTCTTATTACTATGTAGTCAAACTACACAGAAAAACTAACTACCATTTTTACTTTTATTCAAAATGGCGCAAATGGCGTGCGTTTCACATTTATGCTCCGCCATTAACTCTCTTGCTCGCTGAAGGCGAACTTGTGCTGAGTTCACACGATTAATACCAGCGATAACATTCACGTCATCAGCCTTTTCTACCTTTCTCTTTTCAGCATTTTCTTCTGCCCAAAAAAGACTTTGATTTGCCTGTTCAAGCTCACCTTCGGCTGAGTTGAGCTGCCATTCAATAACGCATTTGAAATTTCTATTCTTCATCATGTCCCATATTATAGCTCCCAATTGGAGCATGTCAACAATCATTTTGAAATAAGTCAAAAATGGTATGCTTGCCATTTTGATTGCCTATGAAATTGGCAAGTGTTTTTTGTGTCTTTGTCTTATATATAGAGATGTAGTCGGCCGAAACCAAAGTAGATATAGTAATAAGGTAGTAGCTACGCTACGCATCCCTTAAGGGATGCTACTCCATATTTACAGATATAGTAAGCATCCACAATGTCAGATACCGGAGAGTTTATCTTACCCGCTTTCGGAGATAGCTTCATCATCAAGTCCTCTCCTGTCTCTTCAATAAATGCTTCATACATTGCCTCTTTATTGGAATTGCCTTTACCTGTTGCAAATTTCTTCACCGCAGTTGGAGCAACAGTTTCATAACTGACTCCAGCATTATATAGCTTATGTTTCAGTATGGCAGTGTTCTCAGCAATGTGGAATACTTTACCAGAAGCACCAAAAGCATAACCTTCAATGAAGATAGAAATTTCATTGTTTGAAGATAGACCCAACGCATTGAATATCACCTGTTCTGCCCAATATGCGATCGAACTATATCTTCCCTCATCCGTTGTCCAGAGTTTCGGGTAGTTTTCAGATATGATTACGCCATCGTTGTAGGCTTCGTGCATTTTCTTGCTTGCGAGAAAATGACACTTCGTATTACTAAACTTGAACTCATGGTCTGTATTATATAGACAGATCGCAGGAGATGTCAGAGAATAGTCAATGCCTACGACTAACATTGGTTAATCCATCATTGGCTCTGAGCAGAACGGGCAAAACGCATGATCCGCTTCCAAAAGATCATCGGCTAAAATAACGATGAACTCCGCTTCGCACGCTCGACATATTCTTGGGTCAATGTCATCCCAGTCAATATCCAATTCATCCATTATACTTCGCATCCTCCTGCTGCACACGCAAGCTCTTGGCTTCCTGTGGTTTGATCAGATACTTCATACTCGGATAGATCAGCCCAGTCTACATTCTGTGGCATCTGCTTCAAAACTTTTTCATATCGTTCCTTATCGCAATCTTGATACGGAGCCTGTTGATAAATGTGCCCAACGAATGGCAGGAATGATACACCACTCATCTCATCGAAGTGCTTGTATACCCACGCTCCAACTTCAAACCACTCGTGTTCCTTGACTGAGATTGTAACAGAAGGCTTGTGTTCGCACCAATGTCGTTGATATGTCAGCCACAACTCAAGCTGCTCGATAGCAGTCAGATCCTCTCGAAAGATTGCGTTCTTTGGGCACTTGATGGGAAACGAGAAAACATAGTTATGATCCGGCTGCATCACATCATCCTCAACCGGAAATCCTTTCTCTACCATCATACGCGCAAGCGGATCTTTCTTATCTGCTCGAATGGTACGAATATAGTATTCGCTGTGACGTGCATGAATACCACTCGCTGCATCCACGAGCTGCGATACTGTTCCCGAAGGCTTGACGCAAGTAATCGCAGCAGACTGGTTGACACCGAAGTTCTTTGCCCACTCTGCATTTGTTTTGATTGCTTCATTGCGAAGCTCTTCAAGGCGATTCGCCAATCCAACCTTCTTACCGTTAGTAAGATTACAATCCATGATGCCTGTCATCGAAACACCAAGCAATCGTTCCTCTTCGCAGTTCTTCTTCCATGCTGCACTAATGAAGCGGAAGTTGGTCAGCGTTGATTGCATTGTTCCGAGAATGGTAGCAAGACGAACCTTTCGCTTCAGCGACTCTTCAGTATCATCTGCGCGAACCACAACTTCACTCAGATTACAGAACTCGCGAGGGCGAAGAATAATCTCGGAGCAAGGATTTGTTCCAAATTCCCACTCAGCATCTCGTCTACCATTCTTCAATGATTGCTTGATAGAAGCAGCACGCGAGAATATACCACGTTCTCCCGACTTTGATTCGTAGAGAGACAACCACTCCTGCATGAAGATACCCATCTCAGGCTTCTCATTATATACAGCAGAGTTGTTAGCCAACGCTCGCTGCCCTTCTGTATCCCACCACTGCCCAGTCTTTGCGTGTCGCATTCTTTCATCAGAAAGATTAGACAGAGAGATCAAGGCAGACCGACGAACACCACCGACAACGATCGACTCTGCGATCTTGCATACAATGTCGTGACATTCGAGCGAAGTTAACCTGCGACCAGCCGCACCTTTTAGCGTGTTCACGCAAAACCTAAAAAGCGTGTCCAGTGGCTCGGGTCCAGATGCGCGGCCGCCAAATGTCTTCAATGGCGCGCCAGCGGGTCGCAGGCGAGACAGATCCCATCGAGGAACTTGCCCAGCATAGAGCATGGCAAGAAGCTCGCGAAGAGCCTTTGCCCATCCTAACTTGGAATCGGGAACAACAATAACGGTATCGGTTTGATTAAACTCATCATTCACAATACCTAACTGTTGAACATAATGCTCCTCAACCGAGAAGCCAACACCTGTGCCGTTCATCAGAATATACAACACTTCGTCGAACGCACGAAGATTGTCGATAGCCACATACGAGCAGTTATAACCTGCGATATTTTCACGAGCCAATGCGTCACCTGCTGTCATCAGACAACGCATAGAAGGCATCACCTCAAGATTCAATACAGCTTGTTCTAGCTCATTGCGTGTCTGCGCTGATAGCTTTCCTGTGGTATTCTCAACTAGATGCCATTCAAAGAAGTCGAAATAACGCTTTACCGTTTCCTCCCAAGTTTCACGACGGTTCTTCTCAGGAAGCCATCGAGAGTATCGTGAAAGGTGAATGTAAGACTGGTAGAGCGTAGGTAGATCGACTGACATTTACTTTCCTTCCGTAAGGGCAGCCCAGCTTGCTGGGAATAGGGGGACAAGAATGCTCGCCCATATATGAGCAAGCTCTTGGATTTCTTTCTGTGCTGTTTTTTCAGCGCGGAGTATATATGCGCGAGCCCACGCAGATAATGATCCTGTCACATAATATGAGGTATACATGGACTGTGGAAGAACCATGCGGGCTTGCTCATTACAAACTCCCGATTCCATGAGTTTCTTATATAGGGATAATGACATTTCGTGATGTGCTTCAACAGCTTCAGTCAACCACGGCTCCTCTACAGCATCACTTGATGATCCCTGCTTGACATTTTCAGCAGAAGCTCGCCACTCCTCGGGAATGAAGAACTCTGGATCGTCGGAAACATATCTCCGAGACACCTCGTTGTAGGTGAACCCAACGGTGTGCTTGAAACGCTGACGCGCAACAAAGATCGGCACAGTCTCACGCACGGTGATTTGCGGGTGCGTGAAAGGAGTGAAGTGATTATGCGAAGCTAAGTATTTGATGAGCTTTTCATCTCTGGCAGAGAACTCCGTAGCGTGTTTATCAAACGAAACCCGCGCAGCATTTACAACGGTTAGATCAGATCCCATGTGATCCACATACTCAGCTCTCATTATCTACTCCAATCATTTATTGCCAGCTCCGCACTCAGACCACGTTCCGTATTTAGATCAATGATCTTCTTCACGTCGATGCCAGCCATCACCATATCATTTACATCTTTCTGCTCAATCTGGCTTGGCCAGACACAAACAGAATATCCCTCAGACACGAGCTTTCTCAGTTTCTTTATATTCTCGCGATTGCGAGGCTCGTTGTCAAACACAAATACCGTATTGTGCTTGTCTACAATCTCGGTCATCTTGGCGAGATCAGATCCACCAACAGCCAGAGCGTTGGGAAGAAACATCGAGTCGAACTGCCCTTCTACAACATATGTATACTCCGTAGACTCCCACTTGTCGAGCCCATATATCAGAGGATCTTCGGTAATCTTGATGTGCAGATAGCGCAATGCGTCGGGGGACAAGGCTCTCCCAGTTAATCCGACAAGGTTTCCAGTCCGGTCCGTGAAGGGAATCAAAATTCTTGACACCCCTCCTCTAATCCTTCCAATATAAGCAGTAGAGAGCTTCTCCAGCACGTTATCATCGTCACAATAGAAAAGCCCACTTAAATCGTCAATCTTGCGCGAACGCATATACTGACACGCTTTGTGATCGTTTGGAAGATCAGAAAGTCTTTTTACACCATCGAGCGCAAGCAGCACTTTTGATGGCGAGTTTGCTTGAAAGAGAGGGGCTGGAGTGATCAGCTTCTCCACAGATTTCTTCTGTGGCTTGTTGCCGAACTTTGCTTCAAACATCTCCATTCGGTATTCGTCAGCAAGACGAGGATCAACCGAACGCAGAAGATTGCCAATACCGCGACTGTCGCCGCAGTTATGACATTTGAAGATCAGGCGATTATCCGCAGGAAAAACATACCCCCGCGCACGAGTTTGATCCCGTTCAGAATCACCACAGATAGGGCAACGAAAGTTGAACAGATCATTGCCTTTATCGGTAAATAGATTGAGCTGCGGAGATAATAGCCGAAGGTATTTTACGTCGATATACTTCATACTGAAAGTATAATCACGCGAAGCACATATGTCAAGTGTTTCTACTCAGCTCCGTTGATATAATCATTCACAGCATTACAATACCGCCGATATTCGGCAATCTTCTCGAATACCTTATCTGATGGTAGCTCGCTGTCCATAAAGGCAATCAATTCTGCCCGATCATCCGACTCCCAGATAATATCACATCTTGGAGGTTCATAGGATACCACAACATCAGTTTTCCACCAAGGAGCGCATCCGGTGTTTAGTAGCACTATCATTACTATTATGTAGTTTTGTTTTTTGTTCATGGTGTCAGCTCTCGATAAGTAGACAATCTCCAACCAGCAGGAATAATATTACTTGCATTTTCTGTGACTGGCGTACCATTGGTTTGAGATGGTATTATTTTTATTTGTTTGATATTGTTATTCCCCGATGGATCAAGATCATCGAGGCTTAGCCAACCTTTAACATACGATGTATATGTATCCGTTCCACCACCGGGATTGTATATAAATTGTCCTTCCATGTCTATGAACATTCCAGAGTTCTCGGTCGCTTGTGTTACTCTCATCTCAAGTCTTTTTATTCCTATCGTTGAATTTCCTGAGTTATCACCTCTAAAATAAGGAATTGCATTTACACCACCATGGTTTGCTGACGGTACACCTCCACCTCTATCCGACTCTGTTCGGAAATGATAACCTTCATTTATATATGTGGTCCCCGCCGCTCCGTTTATAACTTGTATTCCTATTGCATTAACACGTTCAGTAAATATTATATCCTCAAACACTATTATTAAATCCTCATTAACGCCAGCCTGGCTTATTAAAACATCTATAACATTCGAGGCTGTTGGCCAAGGATCTATAGACACAGACATCATTTTTCTGTATGTGTTTGTTTTAGTGCTAATATATTGTGGCTCCCCGGACGGCGTGTCAGTGTTAATTCGCAGGAGGTCTCCACTCGCGACCTCCTCGGGATTTATAGCACCTGCCTCTATAAAGACATCCGGCAGGTCGCTGAGGTTTGTTGTCCCTGAGGTTTCATTATCCAAACCCGGCTCCCAGCGAGCACCATTCCATTTTAATACCCTGCCGATCGCCAGGGCGACCTGGGTAATGGCTGGATCTGTTATGACATTTGACAAATCTCCCAATTCTATTCCTGAACCTGGATTACCAGGCTGGTATTCTTGAGCAACTGCGTCGTATACTAGGGTGTTACCGGCTGCGGGGATTGCCGATGATACATCACTCAAATCGCGTACACTGGTTGATGTACCTGGAAGTTCCCAAACATCAGTTCCGTCCGAAATAAATTCAATAATAGATCCTTGTGGAAATATCTTTGGAGATCCTGATAGGGTATGTATTCTACCATATTCGCTCCGGTTGGTGCTGGTTGGGTAGGTGCTTCGATTACTGGTATCCAATATTTCAAGTCCGTTCGGATCGTCAACCTTGATTGAAAATTTCGATCCGGCAGGGGGGGCCGGCCGATTTGGTGTTGTATCATCATCTACATGAAAAGTTTCAATATCCCAGCCAACGCCGTTAGAAGGATTAGTAGTATTAGTTACTACATTCAATGCTCCAATCGTTACATTGGGTGCATACGGTCTCGCGAGACGCGGCTCGTTAGGAGGTATGGTGCTAAGAGAATTGAGATCAATATTTTTTACCGCTGACGCTGTGTTTGTGCCTACTATAATACGCCCATTTTGATTTCCTCCGACTAGATTAACACCATCTGGGAATACATTTCCAGTAGCAGTCATGGTAAGCGTATTCTCAGTAGTTCCTGTAAAATTGATTGCGTTGGTGGGCTTTTGTGAGGCAGCATTGTCGCCTGTATAACTATAAACCTGCCCCGGAATCCAGTTTTCTACGCTATCGTCCCACTGATTATTATTGAAGTTGATTTTTCCTTTTGCATTGTCAACGCTAACCATACTTGTCCAACTTCCATCACCAGCATAACGATTAACAACATTACCATCAATGATGATATTATTAACACTACCATCCATTTGCAAAAATGCTGCGGGCTGCGCGGTTCCGGTTGTAACTATGCCACCGTCAGCCCTGTTATTGATGAACCCAACATCATATATTTCAGCATCGGTTCCTCCAATCGCCGAGCCCGATGATGAAGCTGGAGGAAGATCCTCAATGACAAAAACTGGTGCGTTCTTTGGAACAGTGAATGTATTTTCTACAAACCTAATAGCGTGCATGTTACCTCTGTCATGAATGGCATCACTAATTCCACTAGCGCCAAAGGTTCCGTCTCCTCCATATACAGCAAGTTTTACATGAGGAACACCATCTCCACTCCAATCAAACTCGTTGTGTGTGAAATGAACATTATGAAGAGATGAGTTCTTGTCTGCGCGGATCAAAACATTTCCACCATAGATTTGATTATTTGTTACATATAGTCCACCTACTTGGGATGGGTTTCTTGATGCTCCATCAAATACAAGATCATTTCCTTCAGCGCGAATTGTAATAGCTCGATATGGTGTGATTGCTGCTGTTTCATTGCCAGGCCCTTCTGGTGTTGCACCGTTTACGAACGTGGTGGCGTCTGTTGGTGTTCCTCTAAGATCACAGTTATCTACCCAAAGATCCCCAACAAATCCTCCAGCGTCACTATTATCTGGATTAGGAACAGCTTGAAAAGTAATTCCTCCAGTTATGAATGAACAATCTCTAAACACAATATGTTTAGAATTGGTAACGACGACGGCATTATTGTTGTAGTCGATTGTCTGAGTGGCACCGCCTGCTCCGGTGTATAAGGTACTTTGGCCAATTTTGCGAGAGATATGGAATCCTTCAAAAAACAATCTATGACGGGGCCATACAGAATTATTAGCGGCGCCAACTTGAATAGCATACATATCTGGATGTGGAGGCCCGGACCCGTAATGGCCATTCATTTCAAGTTGAAAGTTCTCAAAGCGTCCTCCAAATGAGCGATAGTTTATATTGTTTAGAGTTTCCCTTGAAAGAACTCTCAACATAGGTCCGTTAAAGTTTTCCCAATTCCAAGCCCAAAGTTTACTAAAGTTTCCTCTAATATCAAATGATTGCTCGCCCTGGTGCGGTTGGGCATCCACCGCAGAATCAGCTCCAACATAAACAGTAATAGTACCATGAATCCAATATAGCTGATTGGCGGGGAACTCCAAAACAAGATGGTTATCTATAGCATCCTGAATGGCCGCTTGGATACCTGGACCACTATCTCGCGTTCCTGCCGTATACAACGGATTATCATTACTATCATAATATGGAAATACGTTTGGATACTCGTCGATCGACACAACAGCTCTCTTGGTTTTTGAACTCTCAAGGTCATCAACCCGAGCATTGAATGTTGGTGTGGTTGGAATAGTTACACCTAACGTACTGTTAACATCAGTTCGGAGAGTATTAATATTGGTATTATTGTCATTCACTCCATTTGTAATAATACTATTGAAATTTTGATTCATGGTTGTAGCAGAAATAGAATCTCCATTTGCAAATGTTGTAGTGTCTGCGTTGGTCAGTTCTCGGGTATGCCCTATAAAAGACATGCTCAACAGTATTAAGACGAATATTAATATGTGATTTAAGTTTTTCATCCTTGATGTCCTTATATTGCTATGGAGCAAATTGAGATGTGCCACCGATTTCGCGAACAACCGTTCCATCAGAAATAAATTTCAAAACAGTTCCAGTCGGAACAATTAAATTCTGACCGTGAATGAGTGATATTTTTCCATTATCTTGATTAGAGTTGTCTTCGTGATTTATAGTAATCGTACCGCTTGCATATACCGTAAATTCGTGACCTGCCGGGGGAGCAGATGATCCGTCACCGACAACAAAGTTTCTAATGGGGCTCCCGCTGCTCAGGTTCATCATCGCTCCATCTGGTACCCACACTTTAGCAGTCGCAGTGGTGGTAATAACACTAGAAGTGCTATTACCTTCGATTACGAATCGCCCTCCATTAATTAAATTTTGAGCTATGTTGGCATATGATAATGTGGGGACGTTTGGTGGAAAATTATTTCCTTGAACTACAAGATTAAGATCATGTGGTATTGAATCAATTAATCTAACCGCTGACGCTGGAGCGGTGCTTGGAAATACTCCATTTAACGAACCAATGGTAGTAGCTTGAGTCCAGAATTCTCTTTCACTATCCTCCCAAATATTGTTGGTCACATTTATATATTTTTTCTTTTGTGGGTTCGATGCATTATTTTGAATACTGACTAATGATGTCCAAGGTGGCGTGTCGGCGACGGTGTCGCCGACGGCCGTATTCCAACTATATCCACCATACTTTGAAATGGTGTTGTCACTAATAACTGCTGTGTCTACCATATCGTCCATATGAACTAAAGCACCGTATGTGTTAAGGCCGGGGATGCCATCAGCGGATGGGACAGTCGCCTGGGTCGACCCGGTGAGTGCGACTGATGGGTCATATGAATTACCAAGAATCGCACTATTGCTTGTTATAGAAAGACCATAAATCCCCGGAAGGCCACTAAGTCGATTTGGAGAGAATCCCCCTTCAAACAGGAAAATAGGAGAATTGGATGGTGCAGAAAATGTATTATCAGTGAAACGAAGAAAAAAGATTCCCGCTTCATGCACGGCCGTATTGTTCGGCTGCGGTTCAATAGATACTCTAACAAAAGGCGTACTATCTACGCCAATATCAAACTCATTATCGCTCATGTGAATATTATGAATGGAACTGGTCGCATCTGCTCGAATTAATGCCGAGGCATGATATAGTTGATTTTCACTAACATAGATTGATGCAGCTTGCCCGCCACTCGAAGAATATATTGTCAAAGCGCGATCCGCTATAAGAGCATTGGTATTGATGTCAGGAGCCCAGGTCATCTCGCCACCTGTTGATCCTCTTCCTGACATTGGGCCTCTAATGTCATTGCCATGAATCCATGCGCTACCAGAAACATAACCATTCACACCTTCTATGTAAATTCCTCCGAACACAAGATTGCAATCTCGAATTGTGAATAAATTAGTATTTGTTACTTTTATTAAAGCATTGTTGAAATAACCTTCCTTTTCGTTGTTGAGCACCGAGTTCTGCGAATTATTTGTAAATCTACGTTTTATGCGCCAACCTTCAATGTTAAGTTGACCATCAGCCGATGTTGCATAATCTGGATGACCTATTTGAAGTGCATATAAATCACGATGAGGATCTTGATTATAATGCCCATTAAGTTCTATTTTTAAGTCTCTGATTGAAGATGAAAAGGCCGACGCAACACGTTTATTCGGATCAGCCATTTCCGCTAGCAACTGCCTTCCCTTAATTGTTATAACAGGTCCATTGAAAGTTCCCCAGTTAGCTACATAAAGCTCCGAATTATTTCCTCGAATATCGAAAGTTTGTTGATCCAAAAGAGGTTCGAGATCCGCGTTAGGCCCGACTTCGTGTTCACTACCAACATAAAGAGTAATCGGAGTTTTGATCCAAAATATTTGACCTACAGGAAATTCCAAAACAAGATGGTTGTCGATGGCATCTTGCATAGCAGCTTGTATGCCTGGCCCACTATCTTGATCATTAGCGAGATTAACGGGATTTACTGTAAAGTTATAACTTGCAATACTACTCGCTGGAATATCGTTCAGCGCAACACCGGGACCATCATTACCTATCCACGGATATATGTTGGGATAATCCAACAAAGACACGACAGTACGATTGTCTCTCGTATTTTCTAAACTAACAATTTGCGAATCTAATGTAGGTGTTCTCGGAAAAGTTCCGCCGATAGTCGATTTAATATTACTAATGTCTGTTACATTAGTACCAATGTTGATTATATTCTGATCAATACGACCATCATTATCATTAACCTCAGTAACAATATTATTAAAATTAGTATTCATATCACCAGCAATTATTGGATCTCCCGTGTTAAATGTAGTCGTAGCACCGGGAGCCAACGATTCAGCATACGAAATACCAGATATACTAATCGCGACCAGAGCGGCGAGCGTCTTCTTCCAGCGCATCTATTAACTCCTTCCCTTCGGGCAAATCCTGTCTGAGTCTTTTATCAGCAGCTTTCTTGGCTGCTGCATTTTTCTGATGGTGCAGATTAGAAATTCTTTGTTCACCGAGTTCTTCTTGCTTTGTCTTGTCAGTTCTATTTTTCCACCAGATACCGAACAATCCGACAACTAAAGTAACTACTCCACCAATAATTGTTTCCCACATGCTATTTAGCCTTTCTTGCGCGAGGCAGTCTCAACCACGTCATACATCCAGTATTTTCGCATTGAACTAGAATGCCTTTACCTGGGTTGTCCTTGGCATACTGACGAATCGCTTCTCCGATCTCATCTGCTCCCACAATAGAGTTGAATCTCTCTGCATTGAACTTGGGGCGTAGAATACGATTATATATCTCAGCAGGAACTTCAAATACCTCATTCTTCATAAATCTGTTGCGACGAATCAGCTTTGCTTGATCCTTCTTTCGGACAGGTGGATCATCACCAGCTTCAGCAGATCCAGCAATACCTCCTCCACCAATTCCCATCATTTCTCTTAGTTCTTCAAATGATTTCATTTGATTTTCCTTTTAAAATCCGTTAGGCGTACAAGTCTGGTGGCTACCATCACCAAAAGTGTTTCCAGCACAGAAAAATGGCTCGCGTTCGATAAGCGTTGGTGTCGGGTTGGCGCATCCAGCTCGATTATAATTAAACAGCGTACCAGCGGTGGGTGTGTATTCTACTTCATTTCCTACCCACTTTAGACGCTCATTATTAGCGGGTACTGAATTTTTAACTGGAACATAACAACTTGCGCCTGGAGCAAAGTTCACTACTGGGCCTTGCCCATCTGGAATGATGTGATTGTTACTGAAAGTATATTCACCAGCACCGCCAGGGCCATCGCCACTCATTTCAACTCGAACCATTGATCCATCATCAGGAATAGACCCAGTTGAATCAAGGAAATTATTTTTAACCAGCACACCACGAGGAGATCCAGTTATTGCAATGAAGTCTGTGGTTCCAGTTCCTCCGGTCGTTGCAACATTACCGTGAAGATAGTTTTCCTTCACAACAATAGCATAGCCTGGATACCGCAGATCCGACACTACATCGCCCACATCAACACTAAGTTTATCGCCGTTAAGGCCATTTGCCTGCCCTGCTGATCTGATTGGAGTAGGATAAGTAACTGAGTCATCAAACGCATAAAGATCCGAAGCTAATTCCATATGGTCTCCTGCGATTGAAATCAAACCGTCCGCTCCGCTAATATCATTACCTTCGATTAACATTCTAATTACGGCTGTTCCGCTGGTGCTTTCGCCCGTATGAATCAATCCGGTCATTGGAGTTGAATTACTTCCATTGTTTCCTATGAGGGTTGATCGTTTGATTTCAATATTATCGCAAGATGAAGTGGTGTTGTCACAGCTTATACCATAAACTGAAGCTGTCGTTCCTGTGTCCATATAAACGCAATCGAGCGTAATATCGCTTCCTTGCAGTGTAACAGGGCCAGCAATACTACATGCAGTGTATGTTGTGCCGGCTGTCAATTCTCCATTTGTAATGCTACATGGAGTTGCTTCAATAGTAGCAGCATCAAGGCCGTAATCAGCCTCACAGCTAGACTGTCTGTGCCCAACTTCAGAAGCGCCTGTTGGTGGCAATACATCACCACACGTCGGCGAAATGCCTGGATTTATAAAAGATTGCTGGGCAACAGTCCAAGGAACCTTTGTATTCATTCCTCCGTTCCATGTGTTACCATAACATTTTGTAATCTGCGACTTACATTCCTTTCCGCCGCTTGTGGCGTTGGGTGGTGTTCCAACCGTGGTTCTTACATAATTATTGACCATTACTGTAGTCCAGTTGGCCCGGGAGATTCTTATATCAGTAGGGCTGTTGTAATGTTTAGTGGGAAACAAAAGCACTCTTGGATCATCTGGTTCTTTTGTGGGTGTTTGCGGAGCCCACGGTGTACCATTTCCATAACGCATAGCATCTGGATCAGTGTCTCCTGGGTTATCAAATCTGTTATTGATTATTTGTACGTCTATGAGTGGAGCCCCGCCGCCATCGCATCCCCAGTTATTTTGGTATCCACCTTTAATGGCCCAACCCCATCCTTCATGGTCAACAATCCATCTATTATTAGTATAGTGGACATTCCTGATCGAAGCGTCTTCGTCGGCTGTGGCCCCCGTCACGGAAAAGAATGACCCAACGGATGAACCACATGCGTCTCCTTCAGCGCATGTTATTAGATTATTATCAAACAAAACGCCATCGACAGGACCAGAGATATAAATTGAATTTACATGATCACTTACGTTAAGATTCGGTTCGGGCCCGAGCTTTTCGTCTGTAGTATTCCATAATTGACCATCTGGAAATCTGAATATGTTGTCCTTAACAACCAGAGCATATGGGCCTGGTTCTCCATTTGTTCCAGAATATCCTTCAACAGACGCTTGATCGCCATCAAACATCGGCCATCTATTTCCAGCAGAATCCGATCCACCACCGAGTTGCATGTTTATCCATTGACCCTGAGATAAACTCTTCTCTACGAGTATGCTATGATAAATCCTTGGCGACTCGGCGCGTATACGACTCATAGTACCTACGAACCCAAAGGCTCTTGATCCACTAAGATTGCGAACATTTTCAAGTGTCGCTCCCTGCTCTACGACATAATCCGCAAATTGTTTATTTCCGTCTACAGTGTAACTTAATTGATTAGGTATATATGACCCATCAAATGTTGATCTCCGAATATTCAAATTTTGACACGAAACACCCGAATAGGTGGAATTAAGATCGTGCATACAGTAGAACGCCGAGCTAGGCCCGCTCGGTGATACGGCGTATTCGCGATTATTTTTTAAATCTCCATCATAATCAAATAAAACACAATCAACAGTTACATTGTCACCAGCAATCAAAATGGATTCCCGTTCTTCAGGTGATGGCCCAACACGACAGTTACTCAGAGTGACACCCGGCGGAATTACCCCAGGTTTATAAGGAGTTCCGGTATATGGATTGATATAAATTTGCCCAGTCGCCGGGTCAATATTATCACTATAATCAGTGTCACAAACATTATTCCAGTCAAACTCTCCATATATATCAGCACACTCTGGATGGAGATGTCCCCATGCGATATGATTTGTGGCATTCATTTCTTCTGGAACTGTAATAATGTCCGAAGACATCTCTAATAACCCTGAAGGATATACATCATAATCGCCGTTTGAATCCACTGTATTGAAGCGGAACGGCGGATTTTGAGTTGGATCAAAAACACCCACATCAATACTACCTCCCTTTGTCTTCTTCTCTGCTGAATAAGGAGAAGTTCCAAGAGTATACTGGCCGTCGTAAAATCTTTTGTAAACAAGGTTAAGATAATTTTGTCGGTTTGATGCCCAGAACATAGTTGAATAAGATTGGGGACTCACAGGAGTAACCTGTACCTTATATGGTAATTCAGTATATGCTAAAGTGTTAAGCCGCCCTAGAGCTAGAGGAGATTCAGGTGTATCTAATCTAAACTCCACTCCAATATTCGGATCGGGAGAACCTGGAACAGCAACAGGAGTTGGTATACATCCTCCGCCCGTACCATTATCATAGAATAAATCTTCTTCAGGATTCCAAACACGATTATACATATGGGATGTCCCACTTCGCCGAGCGTCCGCATCCTCATATTGAACTTTATTCCCTCTACACTCCGTAATCACATCACCCCATCTATCGGGTTTCCAGCCGTCTAATCTACAATTTTCGGAGCCCGGTGAAAGATAAAACGGATCAGCATAAAAACCTTCAGCAACTTTGTTGCCGATAACAGGTGCATAAAATTTGTTGTCTAATACTCTAGCCCCAAGAACACAACGGCCGGGCTTCGCAATATTATGCCCCCAAGACATAGCTGGACCTGCGTCATCTCCCCAAAATACATTTCCTATAACATCAATTCCAGAACCATTACCTGTGTCGGGTTGAACCATGAAAGCTGAGGTCGGGCATCCATTAAAATTGTGTCTCCCCGTGTCTGGATCAACCATGCCGTTTTCCCAATCACAAACGAAGATATTGTCCTTAACTAACATACCAAACATATGTTGTGATGCTGTTAACATATTGCCGTGATCACGAATAGTATATTCGTGATGATGGTGATGCTTTCCCCATCTGAATATATTTTCCTTGATGACCAATCCATACCCAGGATAACCTGTAACTGATGCAACCCTTCCATCTATACTGTCTGTCCATACATGAGTGCCGTCACCTTGTAGAACTGACTTTTCTATAAGAACTGTAGCTGGATCGTTAAATAAATCATATGAATCACCCCACGCCGCACCGGGCATCAATGTGCGAGAGCCGGTTATTCCGTAATTGTAATAACCTATGGCCTCTCTTCTGCCAGCGTCATCTAGGTAAATAGTATTGTCTGCATTTTTCTTCCATCGCGTCCACGTTCGTCTAAAAGTATAATAAGCACCAGTATCTATGCGTAAAGCATCAAAGCTAGAAGGGGCTTCGTTGTATGCGCGAATGTATGTACCGTTTGGATATGATCCTCCAGGCCTGAATACCGGGTTTATAAAGTATTGATTGCCTGAAGTCGGAGTGAAACTAAGTGCCGGAGAAACAGTAACAGTTCGGGTACCCGAATCATATGATTGAATTACACTTTCACTCGAAGCTCCATTTGTAAGATTCTTAACAATAATAGTAGCGCCGGCCGCGGCCACTCCATTTGGAATTACAGATAACCCGGCATCAGTTTGTATCACAAATGATGTTGTAGTATGTGTTCCTGTATCAACAAATGGAGTGGTGAAAGTTTCGCTATTATATGTACCATTAAATCCGCCATCAGGCATAAGAAGCGAAGTTTCGCCTCCACGCCCGTTTGATCCAACAGTAAGGCCATCTGCGACAATATGTTCAGCCGCAAATGGTTCGCTCGCAATTCCTCCGTCTTCTTCTAACACCCCATAAAGATCACGGCCTCCGGGGGCAGTTGCGGGAGCCCAATTCCCATCCGTAGTTATTTTAGTAAATACTGTGTTTTTGCAAGCTGATCCAGTGTATCTAAAACCAACGCCGGGGACATTTTGATAATCATTCTTGCAAGTTATTCCGGTTTGTCTATCCCCTAGGCCTCCTGTTGGGGGATTCAGATAATCTCCAGGTACATCAATGACCATACACTTAAACGTAATGTTATCACCCAATAAGTTTACTGGTTCTTGAGTTGTCAACGTACAGTTTTCTACGGTACTGTTTGCTGCAATAGTACGGACTCCATTCCCATCAGTAACCGTTGTGCATTCATTATCAGTTATGTTCCACGTTGGAGCAGAACGCGCTAGCCCCAAACCATCTCCAGGCGAGCCATACTCAGTCACACAATCTGGATGCAAATGCCCCCATGCAGGAAAATTGTTTGTGGCACTAGGTGTGGTTGTTCCATCACTCACCATCTCTGAAGGAATTGATGGCTGGCCATATGGAATGGCACCGAGAGCCCCGCCCGCAGGGTATCCCCCACTACCATCAACATTCTCTCCCGTACTAAACATTCCGGGGTAATATCCCTCAGGGCGAGAAACAGCATCATATAAAGGAAGCGCAGTGGGATCTGCTGCCGGAGGATTAGCAACCTGATAATATGTTGGCGGTGTAAATATACATTGATTAACAACAGAACCGTATGATTCACCATTTAACAAATTAAGATCACACTCTAGGAATGGCCTACATGCACCAGAAAACATTCCAACTCCGTAGGATGGATCTTCAGTAAATCCACCTGCTTGAAATTGAGTTACGTTTGTGGGTGTTTGTGGGTCTTCAAACACATTTCCAATATATTTTTGATTCGTTGGGCAAAAAGGCTTACTGGCAGGTGGAAAATTTATCATATATCCAGCAGCATCTCCAACAAATCTATTTCCATACCAATCAATAGTATTTACACCATGAGGATAACCTTGACCAGCTACCGGCTCTAATAGTGCAATTCCAGTATTACATTCTTCGGCCTCGTCGCATACGAATGTATTATTTCTGATAAGGATTCCATTAATTTCTTCCATTATAGCCAGATGTTCCATATGATCATTGATAGTCCCATCGCTTGATTTTTGATAATCTGGATACCTGAATATATTTTCCGAAATGACCATAGAATAGCCTGGATAACCAAGCACATTCAAATCTGCTCCACCTATCTCTGTGTTTGAGTCATGGCCATAGCCACCAAAGATTGAAACTCGATTGCCTTGAAACAAACTTTTTTCGATGAGTGTGGTGTGTCTTGATGGCGCCACAGCTTGAAGAGTTAGTGAAGTAGCGTTAGTTGGAGTAAATGTGTCGAATATAGTAACTGTCCCGGTTGCGTAATCGACCGTACCGACATTAGATGCTATCAGCGTTCCATTTTCTGTTGGTATTGCAGATGTACCTTCACCGCAATAAACGTGTATGTTGCCTATAGGAATTGTTGAGTCATCCTGTAGACTACACTTCGTGCTTCCGAGATAGTTAAACATAGGGCGAGTGTCATTATTTACTCCGCTTTCCAATCTTCTTTTGTTTGTGTTTATAGTTCTAAAGCCTACAAACCTACTAAAATTAGTAGTATATGTCGAAGTGGTTCCGATTGTTATTGTATGCGAAAGTATCGGATCAGATGTTTGCTGGTATGTTGTAGAGAATTTAAGGAAATCTGATCCTGATACAGTTTCAATATATCCAGTCTCGTCGTCGTTTCTGGCATATGATCCATCCATTGTCACTTTGCTTATGATAATATTTTTACATCCACCGGGATTTGAACATTTATTGGCTCTATTCCAACTAGCTGTCGCCGGAGATCCGCCAGCACCGTCAAGCCCAATTCTATCTCCTGCGAGATCCCAGCGAACACACTCAACTGTTATATTATCTCCAGCAAAAGTTTGAGTGCCATTCATTACACAATTACTATAGGTTGTATCACCTAATAATGTGTTATTAGCAGAACATACTGGAGGATTGGCTGGAAATGTTCCATATTTGACTGAGCAATCTGGATGCAAATGCCCCCATGCAGGTGAGTTTGAAGTGGTCATGTCTGCTGGAAGAACTGGAGGAAGTGAACCAGAAGTATAAGAAGGATACACTCCTTCTAATGTTGCTATAGTTTCTACGGTGGTTCCACCGTCTCCTTCCGGGGGAGCTGGGGGTACCGGCGGTGGTTCTGGTGTTGGAGTTGGTTCTCCCGGTTGAGTGGGTATCTGAGCATCATAAAACGCATCACCAAACATCCAATTATCAAATTCGGTACTACTTCCCACGGTTCCGGCAGAAAACCCACCGTGCATTCCGGTTGCTGGTGTAAATTTAATAGTTGAATCAATCGCATCAGTATAATTTTCAGGCGGAGTTGTCCACACAACATCGCATCCAGAAGCGCATACTGTTAGGCTTGGATCGCCCCAAGGTCGAGCGGGAGGGCCCTCTGGATAACCACCAATCACAGTCCAATGCCAAATTTTAAATACAATGTCATTTCCTGTTCCATAGTTGACTTCCATACCTAATGAATCGCCGCGATTCATTACTCCCAGTTGTTGTGTAGATATTTCATAGATAGATTGACCATTTCCACAATCATAATTACCTCGACAGAGATAAATTCCATATGCAGCGTCCGCGTCCGCGCCGTCACTGCCTGGGCTGGAACTAGGCCTGTCATTATGTCTAAACACATAGTATTGTCTATTATCTACAACAGGAACTAGACCATTACCGCGAAGAGTGACACCGTGGAACCTACCATACAGCGGGCCCGATATTTGAGCAGCCACATATTGAGAAAGTGTGTCTGCTGGTTTAGTCATACTAGCCCGATAGCTACTCCCGGGCCCGCCGGTTACAAAACCATTAGTCGCATCATTAGCCGGAATGGTCCACTGACTCGAATAGCCAATATAAACTTGTCTTCTGTCTGTAAATACAGTCTCCCAACTGCAAACATCTGTACCCGAACACCTATCTGCAAGAAGATCAGGATGACCGTCTGGATTAGGGTCGGGTGTTGGTGACACATCCGAGAATGTGCGCGTAAAAGTATCTGTATATGCGACACCTTGTTGATTCGGTGCGATCACCACTGGAGGTGTATATGCAAACGGTGTAAAATCTACACCACTGGCAGTACCTCCCGCTACATTAACTGGAAGAAATGTAGGTTCTATATCATTCTCTAACAATCCAATATCTTCTTCCGTCTGCGCCAACGCAAAAAACGGGATCAATAAAAATACAGCAATGCCGATCCACCTATTCATCATATACTCCTATTGACCAACATAGTTATATTCAAAACAAACTGTCAATCTTTCTGGCGTGTCTGACCGATCTGCCTGAACGATCGCTACACTTGATATTGCAATATCAAGCGTATTTCCGGCCGACATGCTTCCATTCAAAGATGAATTATCTGCTACTCCAGTAGAGTCACAATTCAAATCTACTCCCGCAACATTAGCAAGAGTACCACTATCAATTTGAAGATCCATTGAAATCTCACCTTTGTCGGTTTGACACCACATTTCGGTAATTGTTACTGCTTGTGGAGCGCGCCATATTGATTGAACATCATATGTATCTAGGATTCCTAGACTGGTACTCCCTGCATAATTTGGAGCAACGCTTGGTGCATGTGGAACAGGAACAAACATGGTATAGCACTCTGAAAATGCAGTGGTACTGTTGATTGTGACACAAGAGTCAAGTGGTGTTCCATCATCCTCAATTAGACAAGTACGATCAGCAGTTAATCCACCGACAATATTTTGAGGATCAGTATCATCGAAATCGGGAACTTTCAATGTAAAGGTTTCTGTACCATTACCACTAGCTTCTTTAAGTGCTATTGATCCACCCAAAGTGGAGTTTGCTGCAAGGTCTAGTGTTGATCCAGAAGTGGGGCATTGAATTGATCCAGTGTCGCTAATCGTACACGGAGCTTCATGTACCGTACCGTCTGTATTATATGCTGCAACTGAATTATCTGTGGCTGAATTTACCAAGGTTCCATCGGTCGTTGATACGAGTGCTGTCAATGATTCGGGTAACTTAATGAATAGGGGATAGATTGAATTGTTATACCTCGTTTCGCCTGTACCAACAAGTGAACTGGCTTGACATGCAAAATCATTTGACACTTCATTATCAATCCAAGAAAGATTAGATGCAAGGTCCGGGTTGGCCGGTATAGATGGCGGGCTACCACTTTGATAATATGCTCCTCCTGTTAACACAAAAGGAGTAATACCAAATGTAAAAGGTACCTGATTAGTATCATCATATCGTGCTTGCCCAAAAGGAAAAGATCCGCTGGTTAGTCCTGTGTTAGCACTCAATGTTCCCTGACATGGATGATCTAAAACATTATTTGCTACTACAGTAGAACAATCAAAGACATAATCATTATTATATCCACCAAGAACTTCTAATTGACATGAAGGTTGTAAGTTAATAGCTTGTCTTCCGCTGTGTCTTATGATGTTATTTGTTACCTGAAAATCAGATCCGAGTAGAAGTTGCATTCCGAATCCAGTATTAGCGTATTGCCAAAACGCATCTATGTGTTCAACTAAATTTGCATCAATCAATATGGATTCTGCATTTGAGTTATTGACAATACCAGCTGCGGCTCCATATGATACACGATTGTTTGTGATTTTTATATTTCTCGATCGAACTGATTTGGAATAATCTAGTGAAAATGTCTCAATTCCCATTTTCGTGAAGTATCTTATCGTGTTTCCAGTTATTAGAGCTTCATGGACAGATCGCCCTAACTGAATACCAAATCCTTCAAATTTGTTTCCCGGTTGATTAAGTGCTAATCTAGTTACACCTGCGCCCCATGCACCACACCTAACCTGATCAACTGGAATTCCATTTGGGGTCCAGTCTGGTAAATTTGATACTCCGGTTATTTGGGTTCCTGCATGATCAGCAAATACGGCTCTTTGATCCCAACAACCAAAATTTTGCAAAAGATTGTCTCTGATCACTACATTTTCGGCGTTCAATACTTGAATACCTTTTCCACAATTCTCGATGTGCATTCTTTCTATGATTATTCCATTTGCTCTATGGACCGTACCGTCTGCTGTGCTGGTTACGGAAATGCAGTCATGTGTATCATTGTGATCCCACCCATTATCAATACCGTAAGGAGAAGTACCAGCAAAATTATTATCATTAGATCCAAGCACCCAATTCTGTTTATTGCCGTCAATTTTAAAATCGTGAATCCACAAAGGATGTGTTCGATTAGTTGAATCGACATATACTACTTCATATATTGAATCTGTTGAGACTGGTGGAGATACTCTAGCATTGGTAAGTGGATCTGCATGACCAACAAGAATAGGTTTATATGAAGCATCGGCATCATCAATAGGGCGAAGTTCTTTAACACCAACAGGAATTTCAATTCTCACATCAGTGTATGTTTGATTTAAAAGTTCAATGATACATCCGGTTTTTGCAAATTCTCCAACACACAAATCCATCGTGGCCTGAATGTCTGCTCCAGTCAGCGTTCCACTTGAATCTCGATCTGTCGCTCTAAACACAGAAGACGTATTTTCTAGTGCAGTGACTTTCCCTTGAAGCGTGTTAATGTCTGTTGCATTTCCATCAACCGCAATATCAATATTGTCAAAGTTTGTGTTCACGGCACCAGCAATAATTGGTGTGCCCGGCACGAAGTCTGTTGGCGCGTCCAATGCTCCAGCATATGTCACGCTCGCAATGATAAAACACATGAAGATTAGTAGTGGTCGAATTTTCGGAATCATATCTCTCTTAATCTCCTTGCGATGTTCATATCGACCGCAATGTCCGAGTTCAAAATATCTTTACCATTGATACCTTTTATAATATCAGGCATAGTTTGAAGAAACACCATAATCGTTTTAAGTGCTGACCAGTGTTCCTCCTGTATATTATAGAACAATATTCTAGTGGCTGGAATCACACCAAACACATTGTATATGATAATCACATGATTCAATAGTAGTTGTTCTTTTAACTCTCCATTTGTGGCATACCTGTTTAGTAACCTTTTGATATACTTAATACGACTCACATCATCATTATATTCCTCGATGCCAATACACTGAGGGTTCATGTATGATCTAAGCATATACATATCAATCGTGTTATCATTCAAGTCATCTGCCATAATGTAGATATGTATGCTATACTAAAATCCCCTACAAACAACATATCTTGCATTTGAATCTACTGTGCCTGTTTCTTCAACACGAAGATATGGGAATCCACTGATTCCTGTCACACCAGTATCCGTCAACGCAGCAGTCGCACCCATGACATTAGTATCTGGGACACCATCAGCATCGGAGTCCCACTGAAGAGCAACACAACTATTAGGATCTTCAGCAGTTAGACAGGCGTAAAGGGTCAATCTCTGAGCTGAAACGGAAGTATTGCCGATGTGGTGATCAAGAAAAACAGAGACAGGAGCAGCTTCAGCGTTTGATGAGTAACCAATATCCCAATACCAGTTGTCGCCATCTAGGATTGGGCCTATAGGAGACGAACACTTGTTGGTTGGAACCTTTTTGGTATAATCTGCTGCAAACGCTGGAGATGTCATCAACAGCACAATCAACATTGTAATAAACGCGCGCATAGCTATGCTCCTTATCCAACAACGACGTTAGCTGTTGCTCCATCAACAAATGTTACGGTAGATGCAACAACACCAGTAGCATACGATGTAATATCAGATCCAGCAGGAATATTTCCTACAGTTGCGGATGATATGGCTGCTCCCGCAGAAGTATCATAGGCATCAACACCAAGCGTGCATACACCAGTCAGACCAACGGGGCTAGCAGCATCAAATGTGCTTGTATCATATTCGACTGTAATTTCATTTGTCAAATTTCCTGATACATAAGTAGCCTCAAATGCAGTCACTCCTCCACTGTCTGCTGATCCACCCCATGTAAATGTGGTACTCCCTCCAGTAGCAACTGGCTGATTGAATGTAATCACCCACTTAGTACCGGAGCCACTACCAGTAGCAGCAGCGGTCGGAGGTGTGGTTGTGAAGTCAGCAGCGTTCGCAACACGAATGTCTGTAACAAACACGGTTCCACTCTGTGACTGTGCTTGTCGGTCTGCAATGACAACCTCTTCTTTTGTTCGGCTGCGACCGTGTTGATCGGTATATGTTACTTTTCGTACCCACCCACGAGCATCCAAATAAAGATCACCAATCGGTCCATTTGGGTGATTGGGTCGATCTACGGATTGACTATCAGACAAATCCTTAAACCAATTTGGTGCTGAATTTCCTGTCCAGTTAGGCATTTTAGTTCTCCTTTACTTTCGTCGATTGCGAATAGCAGTCTTTAGCCGTTCTGCGCTTGCTCGCGTAATCTTACCCTTGCGCTCTCCACTCTTGGAGATGCTTGTGCTTGGTCGATTTGCAAGACTGTCAGGCTTCTGTGAGTTTCTCACACGCGAATGCGACATCTTCTTTCCGGCTCGGATATTAGCGAGGTTATCAACACCCTTGGCTGCTCGATCACCATGCTTCTTTGCAATCTGCTTTCGCATCTTATCAGCCGAGCTTTGGTTCTTTACGGCTGACTTTTCCGCATCTTTCGCGCCTGAGTCAGTGGTAGCCCATCGAGCATCAATACGATCGCCAGAGGCATCAGCCGCGCGTTGTGCTGCTGCTCGAATCTTTGTAGAAACCTTTAATTCATCAAGATTCTCAAATGCCTCATCAACAGACTTATTGCAATCACAATCAGAGCAATCAGCAGAACACTGGCACTCGCCCTCACAGCAACCGCAGTTTCCTTCCTTCATGGCCTTCTTGATTGCCTGTCGGCGCTTCATCAGATACTCATCGGAATCATCTGAATCACCATCATTGTCAATGTCGTCATCCTCTTTACCAACGGGATCGAGCTTATTTGCCTCGAACAGATTAATCGTATTCTCACAAACAAAGCTATCATTGGTGATTGCGACTGCACGACCATGATTGAGTTGAACAAGTGCTTTACCAGCCGTAGGAAACTCTAGGATCTTTCCAGAGTGCCCTTCATATGCACCTTCAATGACATACACGGCCTCTCCGGCCTCGATCTGAACACCAGCGGCGTCTTCCTGTGTCGATGAAATAACATTTCTCACCGCGTCGATCAGCGAGTCTGATACAAGTTTTTTTCCAAACATACATTTCTCCTAGTTTTTTAAATTGAAAAACTGATCTCGCTGTACGAGTAGCAGTAATCGAGTGTAAAGGAGGTCATCCTCCAAAACATAATCGGCCATTCTTTGTGTAACTTCAAATACAATGTCACGAAGCGTATAATCTAATTTTGCTCGTTTCATATCGGAGAATGCTCTTCTTGTAATCGGAATATCTCGATCTGCAACAAGACCAAATCTCAAAAGTGAGTTGAATCGTCTGTTATTTATAATATCTTCGGTAAGATCATCCCAATCTTCCCTCTCTTCAAGAGCTTGAAGCACATCAAATACACCGTCTTTTTCAAATCTCTCATTAACTCTCATTCCCTGTCGAGTTGCATCAAACAGCGCACGAGCCATGTTGGATTTAGGAACGCCTTTTTTGAACTCGGCAAAGTTACCGTCAGCAGCGAGCTTTCGCATCTTTGATGCACTCATTCCGGTTACATCGTCTGCGTCTGGATCTCGCTCTCCTGCGGAAATGACTTTTATGCTGTCGAAGTCAAAGTCCTTTCCGTTGTATTTCTGAAGCATATTGTCAAATTCTTTGACACGATCTGCGCCCACGACCATCACAAGATTATCGTAATTATCATCGAGTTCCTGGGCAATCTGAACAATATTCTTCGCACTCGTCTTTTGTATTACGCTACCAAAAAAGGACTTTCCAAACTTGATTTTCTGATCGTATGTCAGGGGATCTTTCTTCTGGTTCTGAGTGTGGGAAAGAAACACCAAAGGAGTTCCTTTCTCTTTCTTTGCGATCTTTTTGACCGTATCGACGACGAGCTTATGCCCAATGTGAGGAGGATTAAATCGACCGAATGTAACTACTGCGGTACTCATTTTGATCCCCCTCTCCGATATGCTTGAAGTCTCTCAAGTTCAGCTTTTCGGACGCCGGGAAACATTCGTTTTGCGATACGTTTAATAGCAGCAGATCGCTGATCCACTTTCTTTTCAATCGCGGTTCGTGCTGCAAATGGAAGATCGTCTTTTTTCTTACCTCCGAGAATTTTCATCTCGATCTTCTTTCTAGCCTGCTTCATTGCTCGCTTTTCTAGCTTTTCTTTTGGTGCCATTCGTTTCTGTGCGCGCTCGCGCGCTTTCTTGATCTTAGGTTTTTGCCGACGGAACACCATTCGCCGCTTCATTCGTTGAGCAGTCGTTAGAGCTTCTTGTAGCTCCTCGCGCATTTCAGACAGGTCTTTTGCCATAGTGTCTCTATTTATGTGTTACGGTAACTCTACTTGTCCCAATTCTTGGCTACTGTGAAGTTGAGATGAGAGAACTCCAAGCGGTCTACGAGTTTAACTGCGTTTCCACTCATTCTGTCAATCGCAACAAATCCTTCTGGTGTAGTCGCGCGATAACCGTCGTTCACCTTAACAAAGGTTCTCGCCATTCCTCCAGCAGTGTTGAGTTTTTTTACCAACATATTCTTTGCTGCCATAATGTTAATTTGAAACTCAATAACGCTTCGTAGGGTAACTTCGATCTCCGCAATAGCCCGCAAATGCTCCTTCAGGAGCCGACGCTTCTCTTCGATCTTCTCGGGGCTCTTCACCTTCGCAATCACCTTCGTCTCCCAGTAGTTCTTGAAATACTCTCTATATTCTCTGGTGTGCTTACGCGGATCTGTAATCGTCTTACCCTGACGAATCAGACTATTTGTATATGTGGCAAAAGAAGCTCCAGAAACCGATCCAGACAACGATTGCTGAAACGTCAAAAACTTTCGTAGAGCTGGCCCGGGGATCTTTTGGAATACTGTTCCTGCACGAGACAGATAACGAGTGACTTCAGTTGTTTCTTTCGCTGTCAGTGTAGCTGTTCCTGATACATCACGATAGTCTGCGTTATCAAAAAACACACTACCCGCTCTTCGTAGCTTAGACACATCGGCACCAAATGAGGCTGTCATATCTTGTAATGTGTCACCTGTATATGTGGTGTGAAAGATAACTCCTATTTTACTTTTCTTCACTCGCTTGGCCAGAG